CCATCATGGATGGCCTGTGCCAGCTCCTGCATGATGGGGTCGCTGGTGCCGTCATCCTCCAACACGGCAACGTTTCGCGATGTGTGGCCGTGCCCATGGTGCTCGGTGTAGTATGCGCGAACGCGAGCGCTCATGCTGTCGCTCCCTTCGGGGTCTTCCTCTTCATCCTCTTCCTCCTCCTCCTCCTTTGGCGGCGCATCACCGGCGCCGGTGCTCGGCTCCTTGGCCTTGGCCTCCTTGGCAGCCATCTTGCGCCGCTCCTCCATGGCCTTGGCCTCTTCCGGCGTTGGCTCTGGCACATTGTACGTGTTGCGCCAATAGCTCTCCGGCAGGCCACCGAGTTGCTTGGCCAGTTTCTCATCCACCAGGATGCGTTTCTCCAGAGGTAGGTTCAGCGTCATGTCGAACCGGAACAGGCCATCGGCCATGGGATAGCCGAGCGTGACCAGACGTTCCTTCAGCTCCCAATTCAGGAGGTGCTCCAGCCAGCGCATATCGGCCAGGGTGATGCCCTCCTCCACCTCCTTGTGAACCTCGCTCTGGCTCCGGCTGCTGCCGTTGTCCGTGGTCATCGTCTGACCGAGGAAGAGCTTGCTGAGTTCGGCATTGCACTCTTTGACCAGGTCGGCATAAACGGCAGCCTGGCCACTACCTGCGCTCACCTGGTGAAATTCGATCTCGGTGCCCTGGGGAATGACGGCGTGCCCTGCACCACCCATCTCCGCGAGAGCCTGGAGCAGCTTGCTGCGCGTATCTGCGTCGAACGGGTTGTACTTCCCAACCCTGAAAGGCATGCCGAACAGCTCGGCGAACTGTGCCCAATCACCCAGTGCGCCCTGCTTGCGCAGGATGTCCGGCACGGCGATGAGCATGGCACCGAGGTCTTTGGGTTTGCCCACCTCGATGAGGTAGGTGCTATACTTCGGGTCTTCGCGGAAGTACAGCCACGGGGTGCTCGGATTGGTGGCATCCTTGGCGATGTAACCGAACTCGGGCACCACGTTAGCACGAGGGAACACCTCGCACCGGGCCACCTTGCCCGCCTCCATCTGTAGCTCCAGCAGGGTGAAGCCGTAGAACCGTGCCTCCATGCTGTAGGCGAGCAGGTCGTAGAACCACGGGGTATTCAGCACATCCTCCTCGATCACCTTCAGCTTGGCCTCATCAATGTCGGCTTCCTCCCACACCACGCGTTTGTTGGTCACATTGGTGATGCGTTTGGTCATCACTGCGTTCAAGTGGCCATCGAGCCGGAGGTTCTCATACAGCTCCAGGAGCTGCTTGCGCCGGGGCAGGAACTCGTTCCTCGCCGCGTTCACGGCGTTCTGCCAATCGCTCAGGCTCTGGCTCTTGAGGCTGATGCGTGCCACATTCACCTGGCTGATGACCGGGGCTACCTTTCCGATGCGTGCGTTCTGAGACATCAATAGAAGCGATTTGCGGGCTTTAATCCCCCTTGGGTGGTGTATTGATACCGGCGAGGAGGCGTTCGTTGAAATTTAACGGCCTTTAACGGCCTTCTTTCGGGTGTGGTCTGGTCGGTCGGTCGGTGAGTGGTCTCGCGCGTGCGTACGTGCGAAGGCCCTCAAGTGAGGTGTTGGGTGCGCTTCGGGTTGCTGCCGTGCTGGACGTAGTCTTTGCTGCCGTCCACCACCCTGGGCAGGTCGGGTGGGTTGATCTCCCCCTTCTGCACCCTGCGCAGCCATTGCTCGGCATTGTCGTAATTGACTTTGCGGTGCTCCGGTACCGCGTTGGGCGAGATGCGGCTGTAGAGGAAGTAGAGGGTGATGTCGATCCCGTACTTCACCAGGATAGGGTTGCGATCGGGGCCGGTGGCGCTGAAGATGTTGGCCACCAGGTAACGCGCGCTGAGGTACCCACGCATGAATTCCACCGCCATGTTCTCGCAGTCATCCAGGGAGGCATCGCCCTGGACACGGGCGAGCACGTCCGGATGGATGAGGGTGGCGTAGTCGGTTTGTGTGAGGAAGGTGCTCATTCGTACGTGTCGTTTCCGTCATCGGTAAGAAGTACCCAGCACATGTAGGCGATACATGCAAGGAAACCCAAGGCCAAGAAGACTAGGTAGGTCCACCAGGCCGGACTGGTGATGTACACTGCGATACGCAGCCAGCGGGGTGCAATGGCCATCATCGGTGGAACTTGCTTTTGTGGCGCGGTGCCAGGGTGATGGGTGCGCTGCTCATAGTTGCCGCGTTCAGGATGTGGATGGCGCCCTCCACGGCGTCGGGTCCATCCTTGTGCACCTTGGCGCCTGCTTGGAAGTTCAGGAACTGCTCCACCAGGCGTTTCATGTGGTGGTCTTCTTTCTCGGCTGCGTTGAAGTAGACATCGCCCCGTTCAAAGTGGCCGCTGATGGCCTCGATACGGGCATCCTTGTCCGGCTTCTTACGCTTGTCGCCCGTGAGCGGCAAGGGTGCGCCGCGTTTCTCAGCCTCGCGGCTGAAGTCATCGTAAAGCAGGCTCTGGAGGAGCACCTCCTCCATCACCAGGCGAACGGCTGCACCGCGCTGCTGGCAATATGCCTGGAGCGCATAGCCCCAACCTACCATCTCGCCAATGCTGGCCACGTCCACGTACACCTTGATGATGTAGTACTTGGCCTCGTGCAGCCCCACAAGCACCCACGCCTTAGCATCAGAGGTGGCGCTCTTCTTAAAGCCGGGATCGAGGTAGGCCACCAGTGCCCGCATCTTGCCGATGGGGGGCATTGGTGCCCACTGTATCCACTCGCGTTTGAAGACCTTGCCTGCCTGGATCGGGTTGTTGAAGTACTCCCGCTGGCTGAGGGCATAGCCCATTTTGCTGATCATGAAGTCAGCATCCTTGCGGGTGTACCGCTGGTGCCAGCTTGGCCGCCCGTTCTTATCCAGGAGGTTCACCTGCCTGTACACGCCAGCGCGGGGGATGGCACGCACCAACACACAGTCGCGTGCGATGCGGTTTCCGATGATCACGAACCGACCAGGTCCGGTGATGTCCAAGGTGCCGAAGAACGCACCGAACAGCCACTCCTCGGCAGCGTCCACGCGATCAGGATTCCGGCTCTGCTCATCCTCATCGAAGTCATCGGCGAGCACGTAGTCCGGACGGCGTTCGCCATTCCGCACACCACGGGGGCTTTGACCAGAACCGCAGCTCGCGAAGTACACGTTGTCACGGGTGATGAATTCATCGGCCGTCCACATGGCGCTGGATACGAAGGGGCCGAAGTCTGAGATGAGGCGTTCGTTGGCCTCCAACTCAGCACGGAGCGCACCGAGCAGGAATGTCGCGTTGCTCTCGCTCCAGCTCGTGAGCACCATGGTGCGCAGCATGCCGCGCAGCATCATGTAAATGGGGTTTAAGACCCCGTGAAGAACGCTCTTGGCGTGTGCTCTGGCCATCTCGAACACGAAGACCTCGCGTTCGTTATCCCATACGAGTTCGGCCTGCTCCAGGTGGAAGTCTCCGAAGGGTGCCGAGCAGTAGTGCGGGAAGTAGTGGTTGCAGAACTTGGTGAAGTCTGCCAACAGTGCGGCCTTGCGCTGCTCCTTGGCGAACACATCTTCGCTGTGGTCCACCGGCGTTGCACGCCGAATGGCCTTGAGGTGGTCCTCCCACTTGAGGTGAGCGTTCCTATCCGCCGGTCGCTTCATCAGCTCGCGATGTGCTTGATGTAGAGGTCGTGCAGCTCGGCTACTTCCTTGGCCTTCGTGAGGTCGCGTTTGCTCAGCCAGTCGTGGAACGCGATGAAGGCGTTGACCGTGGCGCTAAGGCCCGTCTCATCCTCCAGCTTCTTGATGGCACTCGCCAGCTTGTTCTGCGCATCGGCCTCGGAGGCCGTTGGGTACTTCTGATCGCGCTGTTCGATGGCGTTGTTGAGCGCACCGAGCTGGGCATAGAGCCGTGCCAGCTCCATTGGCTTCGTGGTCGTGAACGCGACCTTTTGCTTGTCCCAATTGTCGCTCGCCTTCCAACCGCTGATGGTCTTCTGTGACACACCAACGATGCCCGCGATCTCCTGTTGTTGCAGGCCGTTCCGCACGTAGAGCGCACACGCTCTCCGGCGCTTTTCCTGCATGTCTGTGCGCTTTGCCATCACTGCAAAAGTGCCTTCGCGTAGGTGCAGGTCGAAATGGTCATTCGCCTAGATCGCCGTGCGCTATATCGTAGCACCAATGCACGCCGATCTATGCGAATGTCAATTTGTATGGGGCGCGTTGGGCCTTGAGTTTTGCCACCGTCAAATGGCGAACGAGGCACGACAGCACAGGTTCAGCGCAGCCGCGAAAAGGGAGGGCGACAACGTCACGCTCATCCTTGGTGGCTACATCTGGCCAGAGAATGAGAATGCGAGCGCTCAGATCGCGCAGCAGCTTATGCTGCTCCAAGAGAACGACAACCTCACCGTGATTCTTCGCAACTTCTACGGAGGCGACTGCGATGAGGGAATGAGCATCTACCACGACCTGGCTGCTCGCAAGCCACGCATGGTGGCGGATGGTGTGGT